CTGATATGACCACAACTGCCTATAACCGTGTAGCGGTATTGATAGGCGATACTGTGAGCGGAGCAGCAGCAGCAATAGGCCTGTTACTTGGTCGCCTGGCAGTAATACCTGTGCAACGTAAAGTGTCGCGCGTAAAGACAGGTGCGCTTACTAACACTACAGCATATATAGGCAGCACTACTGCAGATAAATATGTTGATACCAGTGTGCTGAATGATAAAGCATTTATCACCTTCCGCACCTTCCCTAACAAAAGTGGCTTCTACTTCACAGGTGATCCTACCTGCACAGCCACTACTGATGATTTTGATACTATAGCCCGTGGTCGTGTAATAGACAAAGCACATATACTTGCTTACGCCACATACGTGGAAGAAGTGGATAATGAAGTGCCCGTAAACAGTGATGGTACCCTGAACGCAGGCTATTGTAAATACCTGGAGCAGCAGATCATCAACCAGATCAATCTCACTATGACTGCTAATAACGAAGTAAGCGCCGTAGACTGCTTTGTGGACCCAGCCCAGAATGTACTGGCAACCAACACCGTAAACGTGGTATTGAAAATAACACCCGTAGGCTATAGCTCGCAGATAAATGTAACACTTGGTTTCAGCAATCCTGCCAACGGATAAGAACACATTAAATCACAAAATCTAAATAATAAGAAATGGATTTTTTCAATAGTAAAGAATGCGAATGGGCCGACATGGAGGTAACACTGGCAGGTGCCCCGGTTACTAAAATAAGAGGCATAAAATACAAGGCAGCAAAAGACAAGGAAGCGCTGTACGCTGAAGGTGACCAACCGCTCGCCATACAATCGGGCAACAGATCTTATGAAGGGCAGATAAAAATACTGAAAGGTTCCCTGGACGATCTGCACGCGGCTGCATTATCAGTAGGTGTGCAGGATGTACTCGATCTTGAATTTGATGTAATAGTGACCTACAAGCCTAAAGGCAACAGGCTGATACAGCAGGACGTTTTGGTAGGTGTGCAGGTAAAGGAATTTGAGCTTGGTTGGGACCAGGGTGCAAAGCATATGGAGATAACATTGCCAATAATATTCCTTCGACTGAACCCGACAAAACACTAGTAACTAATAAATAAGCACAGTATGAAAGCAACAGAACAGCAAATAGCAGGACAACAGAATGAAGAACAGGTACAGGCATGGAAACAGCAGTATAAGCAGGGCATCTATGCTATAGAGGTCGATAACCATATAGGTTATTTTAAAAACCCCAGTCGCCATGAAATGAACTGCGCTATGAGTAAGGCCTCTTCCGATGCAGCGCTTGACATGTATGAGGAGCTGGCACGACTCACCTTTATTGGGGGCACCGAGGAAGTAATAAATAATGACCAGATGTTCTTTGGCCTGGTGCAGCAGATAAAAGTGAAAATGGAAGGCAAAAAAGCCAAACTGGTAAACTTATAGAGGAGGCCAATGGTGGCCCGGCACATGGCTTCCTCACTTATCTCGATACATTGCTTGAGTATCATTTGCCGGGACTTGATCATGCAAAACTAACCGACGAGGAATATGCACAAAAGATAGCCCACCTGGCCTATATACGGAAAGAGGAAGCTAAATACAACTTGAACAAATGAGCCTTACTGAAGTACTAACATTCGCTGTAGAAAAAGTAGCAAAGCTGGGAATGGATGCGCTAAAACAGAGCGCAAATGCAGAGCAGGAGATGATGAGCCTTGCTACTTTCGTTGGTGCGCAGAATGCGCCCTCCGTTTATCATCAATTGCAGGATGCTAATACTCCCTTTAGTACGAAAACCCTGGCAGGGGTTGACAAAAGCCTCATGAGCGGTGGTGTAAGTTCTGATCAGGCCTTGAATGATACTATTAACCTGGCAAATGCCATTACTGCTGTAGGAGGCAATGATAAAGCGCTTTCTGACATCGCGCTTAATATGCAGCGAATTAAAATTGAAGGAAAAGCTTCAAGAGAGGAGCTGCAGGAATTTGCTAAAGAAGGTATAAACGTATATCAGCTATTAGCAGATGCAACTGGAAAGCCTATAGAAAAAATAAAAGACCTCAAAGTAAATTATGAATTGCTATCCGCTGCATTTAGCAAAGCTGGACAGGGTGGTGGTATGTATGAAGGAGCAATACAAGCACAGTCTCAGACAATAGGTGGTAAATGGTCTATGTTCATGAACTATATACAATTGGGGGAGCAAAATCTTACTCTTTCTCAGGCGGACAACATCAAAGAGTTTGAGGATATACTTATAGCCGGGGCCAAGAAGATACCAGAAATAGTGGAGGAAATCGGGCCATTTGTCACAAGACTATTTGGCGAAGTAAGGGACTTAATGCCATATATACATCAAGTAGTATCAAGTGCATTTAATATACTAAAGCCTATAGGTGAATTTATTACCAGCAAAGATATTGTAGACCTAAGCAAAAGCATTTTTAAAGTATCTAGCGACCTGATAAATTCTTTCAAGCCTACTATAGAAATGAGTGTTGAGGCATTAAAGCCTTTAGCGCATTTGCTTACAAGATTTGGAGGTGTGATTGATGGGCTGTTAAATCCTAAAGGGGCTACTATAGCCTATTATAATTCTCAGTATGGTAATGTGGTAGGTATAGGTAAAAAATCATTTTCTGAAAAAAATAAAGCATTTGCGGAAATAACAGCAGGCAAGACATTTAAAGATTATAATGAATTTAAGGATTACGTTGTAGGTACTGCCATGAAAAACAATCTACGACAACTACCCGGTGCTATGTTCCCCGGTTGGAATATGACCCCCTCGCCATATATACACCCAATAGCAGGCAACAAAGACATTTCTGATTTTGGCAATGCTCCAACGTACAAGCCCGGTGCTGGCAGCAATGCAGTTGCCGATAAAGCAGATAAGATAAGCAGTGGCGGCGTACGGGCAGTAACCATCAACCTGGGAAAGTTCTTCGACAACTTTACCATAAATACACAAACTATAAACGAAGGCATTGATCATTTAGATAATGCGGTAGCAGAAAGTCTGCTGCGCATAATGAATAGTGCCGCAAAAGCAAGAGAGTAAGATGGCAGAATTTTCTTTTAGCATACTGGAGGCTTTTGAAAAGCAGTTTGGGTACAAGCCACCGGATTTCAATTTTACCAATTTTGCAGTATTAGGTAGCCCCAATACAGCCACAGACATTTTTGGCAGAGAATATTATATGCCGGTAAAACTGGGCGGTTTATCGTTCCCTTATTGCACCACGCGCATATCCTGCAAAAAAACTATAGTGAAGACTGGCCTTGTAAACCGGCCAGGCAGTGTGAAAGAACTGATAAGCTTCGAGGACTATGAAATAGAACTGAGAGGTCTGATTGTGGCTCAATACGATACACTACCCACTTCTCAAATACAGCAGGTACGTGATTTCTTTAAACAGCAAACATCCTTGAAAATCAGCAGCGCACTTATAGACATATTTCTTGCGCAGCCTGAAACAAATGGTAGTAATCATGTAGTAATAGAGAGTTATGAATTTCCGGAGGTAAGAGGAGTGATGAACGTGAGGCCATTTACAATGCGCCTGGTAAGCGATGCTCCATTCGAGTTAATAAAAACTACCAATAGCTAATGTTTGTACTGAACGGATATATTAACATAGTGAAAAAGGACAGAAGCTTCAGCTATACGATAAAAGCAATGAATGATGTGCGCATTAAAAAGAGCATTCATAGTTATACAGATACTGCCACCTTTAGGATACCTGCCTCTGCAAGATTAAGACTACAAAAATCGGATGGTAATCCTGTGCTACCGCTATTGCCTATGACTATTAGTTATCCGGACATTAGAATTGATACAGCTTTGCAGTTCGCGGAGGGTGATAGTGTAGAGATTGTGTTAGGCTATGATGATAACCTGGTAACTGAATTTAAAGGCTTCGTAAGCCGCGTAAATTTTACCCGTCCATGCGAAATAGAATGTGAAGGGTATATATGGCCGCTAAGAAACGTTGATAAACTACTTACTAAAAGCTGGACAAGTACATCATTAAAAGAAGTATTGCAATACATTATAGACAATACCGGAAACCACGATATTATTAAGCTAAGCACCGATATACCTAATACAACATTCGGCCCTTTTCGGCTAGCCCAAAACTCGGGAGCGGAAGCTTTGGACAATCTTAAGAAAGCAGGTTTTACCGTCTATTTCATTGACAACGTCATATATGCCGGCCTGGAACAAGTCGCACAGCTTAAGAACTCAGTTGTCTACAGTCTAGGTTGGAATACGATTAAAGATGATGAGTTGAAGTATCGCAGCGACCTTGATGTAAAGTCGCAGGTGGTTGTGAATTACAAAGACAAAAGCGGCAAAACACAGGTTAAGACATTTGGTAATAAGGATGGCGTACTTAAGCGCCTCAACCTCGGCCGGGAACTGGATATGAAGGTATTGGAAGAAAAAGCGCGTGCATGGTCCAGGCAATTCAGGCATGCAGGTTATGAAGGCAGGGTTACCGGATTCTTACAACCCTTTGCTTTGCCTGGCTGGAAGGTAACCATACAGGATGATCTATACAAAGAGCGAAGCGGCAGTTATTTGCTGGTAAGCACAGAGGTGTCTTATAGTAGAAGTGGTGGCCGCAGGATATGTGAGATAGGAGAAACATTAACAGTAACAGGCATAGTACCGGACACATGGGATTAAAACACGAAAAAGTACGCGCAGCGATACGGGAATTTACAATGCCTGACCCTCATGTACTGAGCGGTACGGTGAGCAATGTAGATGAAAGCGAATACATCTGCACCGTAACGCTTGCCAACGAGCACGTGATAGAAGAGGTGCAACTAAAAGCACTACGGGGTATAAACACGGGAACGGTGATAGTACCGGAAGATGGAAGCTATGTACAAATATTAAGGCTTGAAGGTGCGGGCGCTCCCGATTACCTGGTAATAGCAGCAGAGAAAATAAAAAAACAGGTAACTACCATAAACGGCACGATACTAACCATAGATGAGAACGGGTATAACGTGAGCCGTGGCGGTGAAAGTCTTACGAAGATACTTAGTACGCTGCTTACTGTTTTACAGGCTATGACCTTTACCAATGGCGCAGGAACTACAAGCGTTGCAAATAATGTGTCACAGATAAACGATATAGCAACAAGATTGAATAACCTTTTAACCTAAAAATATGCCGCTTGATACTAAGATACTGACTGATGCATGGGCCTATATACGTGCCAATCCTTTAACATTGACTCAGGAGCAGCAAGAGCTTCACTTGGCAAATGCAATGAAAGCGTTTGTAGAAAGCGCTGATGTAATGTATGTAACTAGTACACTTAATTCACCTTCCGGCACTGTAACAAGCACAGGAACTACAATAGCAACACTGCAATAACATGCCTACAAAAATGATGGATATAGGATTAGTAAGCGATGACCTTGATATGCAGCAGGGCGACTTTACTAATGTAGAAAGCACACAGCAACACCAAAGGCAACTGTTGATAAACGACAAAGGCACTTTCAAAGAAAACCCTACTATTTGCGTGGGGCTGTGGTCTTATATAGACAATGAAAACTTTGCCGATGTAATGGGTGAAATACGTGTAGAGTATGCCCGCGACGGTATGCAGGTAAATGGTATAAACCTTAACAACAATAATATAAACGTAGATGCGTATTACCCCTAACCAAACGATGCTTGACGTAGCCATAATGGCAAGCGGAAGCGTGGAAAATGTTTTCCTGATACTGGCAGCCAATGGCAAGGGCATAACAGATGCACCGCACGTTAACGACGACTATGCTATACCGCAGGGCATGAACAACGACATTACGACGCTTAAATACCTGCAGCAGAATAAGGTAGTAATAGGTACAGGCGACGACCCGAATTTATATATAGGCATTGGCTACTGGCAGGTAGAAGTAGATTTTAAAGTATCATAAATAACATGGCAAGAACAATAGCACAAATACAACAGGCAATAATAGACGCTAAGAACGCAGACGCAAACCTGAGCGACCTTAGCAGTACCAGCAACGTGGCTATATGGCGGCTGTGGACGTACATAGTAGCATTTTGCCAGTGGACTATAGAAACATTTTTTGACTTGCATGTAGCTGAGGTGAAAGGCATAATAGCCACACAGAAGTCGCACACCCTGCAATGGTATGCAACTATGGCAAAAGCTTTTCAGTACGGCGATGCGCTGGCAGTGGATAGCGACACCTATGCTGTAATAGACACTACAAAGCAGATAGTAAACTATGCTGCTGCCATAGAATATACCAACGGAATAAAGGGACTGCGCATAAAGGTAGCTACGCTCAGCGGTGGCAGCCTTGCACCGCTCAGCTCACCACAGCTTACTGCTTTCGCTGCCTACATGCAGACCATAAAAGATGCAGGGGTACGCCTTACGATGACTACGGCAAACCCTGACAGTCTGAAGCTAACCCTGAACATATATTATGATGCCTTGGTGCTTGACGGTACAGGCGCAAGGCTTGACGGCTCGGCCAGCACACCCGTACAGGACGCTATAGACAACTATCTTGAAAACCTTCCTTTCAATGGCCTGTACGTAAACTTTGAACTGCTGGAAGCACTAAAGGCGGTAGGAGGTGTGATAATCCCTGAGCTGGTAAGCGCACAATACTATTACACAGGCATTGCTGGTGGTGGCTATACTGCCATAGCTACAGAATGCACACCCGACGCAGGATATTTAAGAGTGCTAAGCCGCTCTACAGACCTTACGCTAAACTTTGTACCGCATGGCCTTATTTGATGTTGACTATAACGCGCTGGTAAAGCTGCTGATACCAAAGCAGCTACGTAATGCCAAAATGGTAAGCTGGCTCACTGTGCTTATAAACCCGGTACAGTATGTATATAATGCCTTTATGGAGCAACGCTATGATAACCTATATATACTGAACC